TGTGCGCAAAAGCCACCCCGGTGATGCATTCATGCCGTTTTCTGTATCGGCAGATGAATGGCAACGCATTCCTGCGCGCACGCCATTCGGGCGCAGGCGCGTGCTGCATATCCACGATAAGGAACGCAGCGGCCAGAATCGCGGCAAACCTGCGCTTACCTCCATCATGCCGATGTTCAAAATGCTCGATCATTACGAGCGGTCGGAACTACAGGCGGCGGTGGTCAATGCCATGATCGCTGCCTTCATCGAAACGCCGCTTGATGCTGAAACAGTCGTCGAAATGTTCGGCGGCAGTTACGAGGATTACGATACCAAACGCAAAGAGTGGAAAGCGAAGCTCGCTGGCGGTTCCATTATCACCACATTCCCCGGTGACAAGCTCTCGCCCTTCACACCGAGCCGTCCCAATTCTGCTTACGGTGCGTTCGTTGAAAATATCCTGCGCCATATCGGAACAGGCCTCAATCTGCCCTTCGAATTGTTGATGAAGGATTTTTCGAAGACCAATTATTCCAGTGCGCGCGCAGCCTTGCTCGAAGCATGGCGGTTCTTCTCTGGCCGCAGGCAGTGGCTCGCCACCTATTGGGCAAAGCCTGTCTACGAGCTGTGGCTGGAAGAAGCCATCAACAGCGGCAAAATTGAGGCAGCGGATTTTTATACCAACCGCGCCGCATGGTCGCGCTGCAAATGGATCGGCCCCGGACGCGGCTGGGTTGACCCCGTGAAGGAAGCACAAGCCTCACAAATCCGCATGGAGGCAGGTCTTTCCACGCTGGAAGATGAATGCGCCATGCAGGGGCTTGATTGGGAAGAAGTGCTGGAGCAGCGCGCACGTGAAAAAGCCAAAATGAAGGAGCTGGGTTTGGGTGATCTCACCCCCAGCATTGCCGTCAAGTCACTCCCCGGCCAAAGCAAAGATAACGGAAATGACACCACCGACAATAAGGAGGATGACAATGCGAGCATGGAACAAAGCGACCAGTGAGCCGTGGGCAATTACGCAGCCTGCGCTCGAGACGATTTTAGAAATCGCCGAGCGTGAGAATGAAAAACCCGAAGCGGTGGCGGCGCGGCTGGGGCGTGAGCTGCAGAACACCCACAGGGTGATCGAGCGTGATGGTGTGGCGGTCATTCCCGTCACCGGGCCGCTATTTCGTTATGCTAACATTTTCACGGCGATCAGCGGTGCCACCTCGTATGAGATTCTGGCGCAGGATTTTACCGTCGCGCTCGATAATCCCGATATCAACGCCATCATCCTCAATATCGATTCGCCTGGCGGTGAGGTCAATGGCTGCGCCGAGTTGGCGAATATGATTTTCGCGGCACGCGGTAAAAAGCCAATCATAGCCTATGCCTCCGGTGATGCGGCGTCGGGTGCCTATTGGATTGCAAGCGCTGCCGACCAAGTGGTCGCCTCTGAAACGTCCGGCCTCGGTTCCATCGGCGTGGTGGCGGTCTATCGTGGTGCCAAGCCGGATAAAAATGCACCCACCACCATTGAAATTGTCTCCTCGCAAAGCCCGTTCAAGCGGCTTAACCCTGAAACCGATGAGGGACGTGCCAAGCTGCAGACGCGCATTGATGCAATGGCGGACGTGTTCGTGAACACGCTTGCGCGCAATCGCGGTATTGAGACCGTGAAAGTTTTAGAGCAGTTCGGCGGCGGCGATATTTTGATCGGCGCGCACGCTGTGAATGCCGGTCTTGCCGACCGCATCGGCTCTCTCGAAAAACTGATCGCGGAATTCTCCGCCAGTTCAAACCCCGCTCTTAACCAGCGGGGTTTTTTATTACCACCCACCCTCAACAAAAAGGAGTCCGTTATGGATATTCAAACACTGACCCAAGACCACCCAGCACTACTTGCCGAGGTGCAAACGACTGCCAAATCAGCGGAACGCTCGCGCATCCAAACCATCCTCGCCTCCGAGGAAGCGAAGGATCGAGGTGATCTCGCCCAGCATCTGGCCTTTGCCACCGATATGGCACCTGATGCAGCGGTTGCCATGCTTGCCAAGGCACCAAAGATTCAGCCCGAACCAAAAACCAGCGGCTTTGACGCAGCGATGCGTGATCTTGGTAATCCCAAGATTACACCCGCTGCTGCTGAATCAGAAGAAGACGATGTCGACGCAGTCGCCAAGCGTCTGGCCTCTGCTTAACCCCAACCATAGGAGACTTTTATGCCAGCTTCAGGATTTACTTCACAGGGGCAATTATACCCCGAAAACCTCATCGCGGGAGAATATCCGCGCATTACCCGCAAGGTCATTGTCGGCACCGGCGCCAACCTCGTCGCAGGTGCGGTACTCGGTAAAATCACCGCCACCGGCAAATATATCCTCAGTGCTTCGGCGGCGGTAGATGGTTCGCAAACCCCGGATGCAATCCTAGCCGAAGACGCGGCAGCGCTCAGTGCGGATGTGCAGGCGGCGGTCATTATGACAGGCGAGATCAACGAACTGGCGGTGACGCTGGGCGCGGGTCATACGCTCGCCAGCATCCGCGATGGCCTGCGCAACAAGTCCATTTTCCTCACCAAAAACCAAGGAGCTTAACCCATGCCTATTGATATTTTTTCCACGCAAGTGATGAACCGGACGATTGAGTATCTCGATCAACCGGCCTCTTTCCTGCTCGATGTTTTTTTCGGGTCGGTGCAGACCGCCGATACGGAAGAGATTTTCTTCGACATCGACAAATCCAAACCGCGCCTCGCACCGTTTGTGTCACCATTGGTGGCGGGCAAAGTAGTTGCCGATCAAGGCTATGAGACGAAAAGTTTCAAGCCCGCCTATGTGAAGGACAAGCGGCAATTCAAGCCCGATGCGCCGCTGAAGCGTTCCATTGGCGAGATGATTGGTGGCACACTTACACCGCAACAGCGACGTGATTCAGCACTTAAACGCTCGCTCGCCAACCAGCTGGAAAACCTGACGCGCCGTGAGGAAGTCATGGCCTCCGAGGCACTGCGCTTAGGTCAGGTCACTGTCACGGGTGATAATTATCCGACCGTGGTGGTGAACTTCCAGCGTGATGCTGCTCTTACGATCACGCTCACGGGTGTAAACCGCTGGGGTCAGGCAGGTATCAAGCCGCTTGATCTGATCGAGGATTGGTCAAGCACCGTGCAGGGCAAATCGGGTGCCGCCGCGCGCACGGTGATTATGGACCCGCTGGCATGGCGCTTGTTCAAAGCCGATAGTGACGTAAGCAAACTCCTCACCGTCTATCGTGGCACGAACAATACGCTCTCCATCGATCCGATGAACCGTGGTCAGGCCAATGATAAGGCACGCTATGTCGGCACCATCGGTGACTTCGATTTCTGGGTCTATCAGGACAATTATGTCGATGATAACGGCGTAACCCAGCAAATGCTGCCCAACTACACAGTGATTGTTGGCAGCACCACGCAGGTCGAGGGTGTGCGTTGCTACGGCGTGATTCAGGACGAAAAGGCTGGATACCGCGCCCAGCGTTACTTCAGCAAATCATGGCTGGAAGAAGACCCCGCGCTGCGCTGGTTGCTGCTGCAATCCGCACCGCTCGTCGTGCCGTACCGCCCGAATGCCACGCTTTGTGCAACCGTTAACTAAGGAGAATCCTCATGAAAGTTACATCTCACACCACACTTGTCGTTGGTAAAGCAGGTAAATCCGAGCAAGTACCTCCCGGCACACCTGTCGATATCGACGACGACGAAGCCAAAGACCTGATTGCTCGTGGCATCGCTGTTAAGGTGGGTAAGACTGATACCAAACCTGCGGAGAAGGAAACGAAAGAGCCGCAGGGCGGAAAACAGCCTGCTGATCCGCAAGGCAGCAAGTCCCCCGCTGATAATGGTGGCAAACAACCATGACGGCGTTTTCCCGCTCCGTTGATTCTCTCTTTGCCAAACTGGGGGTGGCGGCAACATTCCAGCCACGCATCGGCATGAACCGTGCCGTCACCCTTATTCCCAAACGCCCTGACGAAATCATTGGCCTTGGACAGAGCGACATCAGCAGCGAAGTCACGCTGTTCGATCTGCGAATCAAAGAAGTGGCAGAACTTAAGGTAGATGATGTGTTGATTTATCAAGGTGAAGAGTACCGCATCATCGGCGAGCCACGGCGCGATATTCATCGATTGATCTGGACGGTGGAGGCAATAAAGCGATGAGGTTGGAAGCGGCAATCCGTGGCGATCTGCAAAAGATTATGAAGCAGGAAGCCGCCGCCGCTGAAAAAGCTGTGACGCTGGGTGTTACGGAAGCCG